ATCTATTATTTTTAATTTCTCCAAACTCTACAGAAAACTTTCCATTTGAAGCTTCAATAAAGTCCATAAGGGGTGCAGTCCTATCAGGATTACGGCTGCGCTCAGCTTTAGCAATAGAAGCATTAAATGCTCTAACCGTCTTATCCCGAACACCTTGCTCTAGCTCACCACCAACACGGCTAACCTTTACAACACCTTCATCTTCTATCGTTATATAATTATCCCTAAGTCCTGTACCAAACGTACCTAAAGAACCCTCTCCAAGTATTCCTTCTTTATAAACAGTCATCAAAGAGCCATCAACCATATCATCAAACTCATCAAGTTTACCAAGCTCTTCAAAAGAAACCAAAGGCTCTAAAATAACACCATCTCTTCTAACAAATCTTGTAGGCACATTTTCACCGTTAGCTATTCTGGCTAGAACAAGATCTACGGACGTCTGCCTTCTCGTCGGGCTTGTCTTTTTAGGAGCAAAAGGAATCTGTGCGGCACGGATAACAGCATAAGGGTTAGAGTTATTTTTAAGATCTCCAATACTACGGACCAGACTAGCATCTCTCGCTAATCTAGCTAACGCTCTTTCAATGCCTGCTGTAAAAGCGCCCGGCCCAAAACTAGGTATGCCTAAAATTTGAGCACCACAAGTACTATAAAACTTATTAGTAAACGTTCCACCTTTTTGAAAGCCCGGAGGGCATCTAAATTTATTTCTAGCCCCTCTACCTGCTCCACGAACAACTCTTCTCAGTCCACGACGAACGCCACGACCTCCACCCGGAGTTAGCGTTTCATATATTTGCGAACGTATGGGGCTTCTAAAAGCGGATATATCACCCGGAAGTAAAATACTACCAACAGCTTGTAAGCCCTGTCCAGCAGCACTACCACTTCCTACAATACCAACTTTCTTAAACTCAATATCTTGCTTTCTCTCCGACAGTTCTTCAAGCCTATCCATAAACATGGCGGCTTTGTAGTCAATAACATTTTGCCTTCCTCTTATGGGCTGAACCATAAGACCATTAAAAACACGTGACTGAGAAACTACATCTTTAAAGCTATACTCATAATCATAAAACTCAGACTCTCCTAAATCTTTACGACCTCTTCTTTTTCTTTTCTTGGGTTTCTTGACAGTACGCTTTGCAGCACGCACTATAGGACCCAGCTTACCGCCTTCATGGTGATTGCCTTCATTCGGCCAAAGGCCTGTAGTTTCATGATGCAACCAAGCACAAATCCTTTCTAAAGGATAAAGCTCAGGATGGTCAGCCAATATAACTAAACAACGCCTAAACCCGCCTGGCTTTCTCATTATTGGACGCCAATATTTAATCAACCGTTCAAGGTTGCCTCGTCTTGGGCCACGACCACGCAAAATATCCCCAGTGATTCGTTCTTGGGGTAAATCAAGTATGGCGTCTTGTGGTCCTTTTATTTCGGAGTCCCAATCAATACTCATGCTAGGCCTCGCTATTTTCTTCACTTACAGGAATGAATTCATATACTTTTCGCTCACTACCACTTTCGTCAACCAAAAGATCGTAAGAGACGTCTCCTAAAATAGTCTTTGAACCGATATTATACAGAGCTTGGTTAGCCAAGCGTATTCTTTCCCATGCCGTGTTAGGCGTCATTTAACCCTCCTAAAGGTTATCAGGAAAGTCCGTCAAATTCTTCTTTTAGACTTTCAAACTCTTTCAAAGCTGCATCAATATCTATACCAAGATCTTCTAAGCCTTTTTCTTCTTCCATCATTTGCTCAGCTTCTGGTGCTTCTTGCGCTTCTGGCTTTGCGCCTTGTTCACCCGAACCTACCATGAACTCTTCAGGAATTAGATTTTGTAAACTTAGCTCTTCAGCACGTTTAATGATGTGAGCTTTAGCTGCTTCTTTGTCTGCAGCACGTCCATAAGCCTGTATAGCATTTCTAAGATCAGCTTCATCAGCTATTGGGAAAGACCCATCAGGTAGGGCATCTCCGGTTTCAGCCATTTCTTGTCGCTGTTCTCTGCTGTACATTCTCTTTAGTTCTAACTCTGCTTCAAGCGCTTTGATTTCATCTTCATCTGAAAGCGGAAGCTCTACTTCGTATTCATCATAGCCTAAAACTTTTCCTTGCATGTCAACGAAAACATCAAAACTTTTTTCATCAGCTGTTTCTAATTGAACAACATAAACATCTTCATTGTTGAACATGTCAGGGGATACGCTATGTGCTTCTCCACCTATCGCTTTAACAGCAGCATATTCTGCATCAGATTGTGATATGATGTCCAAAGGTTGAGCTGTCTTTTCTTCTAAAAGTGACTCATCAATCTTTAGCCATCCAAGCTCTTCGCCTTCACCTGAGACAAAAATTTCAATTGCTGATCCATCTGCACGCTTGACATCAAGAACGAATATGTCATCAGCAGTTGAGTATCCAGATCCTACGATCTCAGAACCTTGATGTGCTGACTTAACCATTGCCTCAATATCAGCTAAACCGGGAAGGTCACCTTCAGGGGCGCAACCGCCTCTGCAGAAATCACATGGATGCATCACAGATTTTCTTTGGAATCCACACAAGAAGTCTTCACCCTTGCCCATTCTTTCCATCTGCTCTGCTTCGCCTTGACCTGTCAGTTTTGCATATTCTTCAGGATTTCCGCATGGCATGAACTTTCCATCCACTTCATGTGTACCTTCACAGCCTAACGATGCGGCTGCTTCTGCAGCTTCTTCAACTGAATCAAAGAATTTTTCTTTGTATTCCATGTTTCGCTTCATAGGATTACGCCTGCGATATCGCATGCCATACCCTTTTTCTGAATCTTCATCATAAACCTGTACTAGCTCAAAAGCATCCTTAGCATCGTCGTCTAGTTCACCGTACTCTTTTAAGTTTAGGTACTCTCCAGCGTGACATTTGTTGTCAAAGTCAGCTTTTGATAAAAATACTGAAGGAACATCTGGGTTTTCATCTTCGTCTTCATCGGCCTCACGTGTAAGGTTTTCAAGGATTCTAGAAGCTTTTTCTGAAATTTCAGAATCGTCTTCTTGCTTTGGTTCTTCCATTGGGGCTCTTTCCGTAGCTTCAGCTTCGCCAGCTTCTGACAGCTTTGAGTATTCTTCCATAGTTGCGCAAGGCATGAACATTCCATTTTCATGTTCATGAGAGCCTTCGCATCCCAATTCGGAAGCACGCTCAACAGCTTCTTCTGCAGTTTCAAACATATCTTTTGCAGCATCTGCTTTAACTTCTACGTCTTCGTCTGATTTTTCTTCAGCTTCTTCGTCGGTAGCTTCTTCTTCAGCTTCAGTTTCTGCATCTTCTTCTGATGCGTCTTCTTCTGATTTTTGTTCAGTAGTTTCTAGTTGAGCTTGAAGCTTTTCTAACTCCGCTAATTGCTCTTCTAGTTCATTGTTTTCCATTATTTTCTCCTAAAAGTTCCTTAACTTAGTCTAGTTAATATTAGCTTCTGTGTCAAGATGTTCTTGTTCAAATCTGCTAGAAACCTTAGGCTCAAAAGACAGACCAGCTATAGAAAAGGCAACCTTTTCTAAGAGATCATCATGTTCGTAATCTTTCGCAAACAGAAGATCAATTCCATCTTCTGTTCTTACTGGAAGAACTGGTAAAGTTTTAACATTATCCAGAACTTCAAACGCTTCAGCTTCATCACACTTGAGATTAACTATAAAGCCTGAAGTGGCTTTCTTTGAAGCAATAACTACTTCAACTTGTTCTTCTCTCATTTTAACCATGAAATCTTCAACCATGGATATTAAAGCTAGTGTAGCTTCACGTTCTTTACCTGCGCCCTTTAGAGGAATCATTGCATTGTATGCCATAAGCAGCAATGCCATTGGATCTCTTTGAACGCTCTCTGAAGGACCCCTTTGGTGTCCTCCGCCTTTTGTTTCCGTCTCACAGGAACAAGGCTCTGCGTCTTTCTTCGTGACGCTTTCGTCTTCTGTAACATTTGCACTTGAAACATAATCATTAAATTCGCTTATGTTTGCGTTATTATCAAATGCTTTGAGAGATTCTAAATATGTCTCTCTATCTTTACACGGGAAGAATCTGCCACCTTCAGAGTGGAATCCTTCACACCCTAGTGTCATTGCCCAAGATAAAGCTGTATCTTCTCCAGAAAAACCTTCTGGGTCAATTGGCTCTCCATTCTCTTCTTCTCCGTCACGCATGAGAACACCATGCATTCCTTCTGCTTTTAATGCTGTCATTGGCTCGTTTTCCATCCTTTCGGCCTCTCCTACTCCTTTTGGCAGGGTTTCAGAAACGCCCCCATCAAGAGGCATATACGTTGTCATTGGTTTTACTCTGGTTGGAGCACCAACCATAAAGCGATTTCCTTCACGGTGAAAGCCAGCTTGCCACACCATTCCTGGTGCGGATTCAAAAACTACTGTATTGTCATCCATGTCTATTAGCTCAATCGGACGATTGAGTGCTTGAGAAAGTGCAGTTCTCAAAACTGATTTTGGATCAGATGGATCAGCCCTGTGCATCTGTCGTAATCCACCTTTTTCTTCAGCATCTTTAACAGATATCGTTCCTGTTAGCTGATTTGCACCGTGCAATACAGGAGAAACTTCATAAAGCTCTACTTCTTTTAACATATTAGCTTGGATTTCATTGTTGAAATCTGCTACTAAAGTTTTATAACCTATGGACCATTCTTGATCGTTGCCATAAAAGGCAACATTAGCAAACGCTTCACGTCCTCTTTCGGTGTTCAAATTAAATTGAACTTTTGCAAAAAGTCCGCCTACTTTAGCGCTTTTCATTTTTTCGGGCAACCTTGGATCGTTTTTAGACACTTCATAAATGTCAATAACTTTTCCTATTGGCTGATTCCAGTCGTGGCCCCATACAACTCTTGGTTTTCTTCGCTTTAGGGACGAATTGAATGCGCCGGGCATTACTACGTCTCCTACTGAGTCTTTATTTCCTATTGCAGAAACAAAACATTCTACAATGCCTTGTGCTTTATCTACCCCTATTTGGCCTGAAATAGCCTTAAAAGCGACATCAGTATCGCTTGTAAGTTCAGGGGTAACCACTGAATCTATAGTTAAAGTTGTCATAACACCTCAATTTTATGTTCCGAACACTTATATGATACAGTAATGTAGAGTACCGTGCAAGCACACTTTATATAAAATGTTTATAAGTACTTTATATAAACTATCTACTAAATCTAAGGAAACATCTACAGTTAATTGTAAGCGAAGGAGGCGCTAATGGATCTCTAGGGAAGCGTATTGGTATAGTATTCACTACAAAAGGCTCTGCTATTGACACATTATCGCCTCTTAAAATCTTATGCGTTTCTCTAACTTTACCATCTGCCATCGTTACCCATGTTTTCTTGATAGTTGGATCATTTAAGGCGGAATCATACAATCCCATATTGTACGATCCTAACGTGCCCGAATCTAAAATCATTTGCCTTCTATCAGACCTAAGAGACTTAAATATGCCTTTTATTAGGGAGTAAGCTAACATTATCTTGAAAAGAACATCTATGTCGCCGTCTTGCCCTTCAAAGTTAGCTGACTGTGACAGCGCATTGACTATGTACTTTTGCGTGGTTGAATTAAAATTGTTTACTGTTGATACCTGCTGAGACACGGCGGCATTCGCAAGATCTTCTTGCACTGGCTGGCCGTAACCTTCAGAAATGTTATCAGATGCTCCTTTTGCGTAAGACTTCTTCATTTCTGCAACCATAGGCTGAGAAGCAGTCGTCAGGTCTGCCATTGAAACAACAGAAGCAAAATCAGCTTCAGACCCCAAACCTAATAAAGCCTTCGTGCTTTCTTGCTGTAGAGAATCTAAAGCTAGCTTCTCTTGAGAATCTATAACATCATCTAATACCTTAGAAAAAGAATTTTCTAAAAACGATACCGAATTTTCAACTTTAGTTTCCCAAGTGCTCCCTAAAAAATCGGATTTCGTTGAAAAGGGAGGCTCTTCTCACCCTCCTCTTCTTCCTCTGGCTCTAATTCATCAAGTTCAGAAGGAACTTGAGATGCAGGTAGCTCTATATCTTCTGCCCCCTCAACAGTTCCTAAGGGAACAAAAGCACCTTGTTCTGGGCTAAATTCAGCAGCAACTGTCTGAGCTGCGTCAGTTCCTTGTCCTGATAACGGAACTCCAGCTTGAACTCCACCTTGTGGTATTGGTTCCATGCCAGCAGGAATTTGACCTTGAGGTTGCCCTTCTGCTCCTGCAGGGGGCTGCCCTCCTGCCATCTGCGCACCAATCTGAGCTGCTCCGCCAGCCATTCCGGGAACTGCTCCAGCAGCTGCTTGCGCATTTGGATCTTCCATTGGCTTCTCAGTATTAGCAATAGGCGTAAGGTTTGGATTAGACAATAACGAATCTGCGATATCTGATTCTACTTTCTTCCTACCAATACTAGATCTATACTCATTTACGCTTATGAGGCCCTGTTGAAATTCTTGCAAATGAAACTGGCTTTGCTCTTGCAAAGATAAAATTAGAATTGGCACGCCAGTTGTGTCAAAATCTACAAAATATTCATCGCTGATTGGATCAAAAGATCTTGCAATCAAGTCAAGATGCGGTTCCATAGTCTCCATCCAGAAGACTTTGCCTTCCTCCATAGCATTAGAGAATGTTCTATTGGCAGAGTTACCAATAATGGACTCTGGCACACCAAAAGCAGCTAAGATTTCTTCTTTATTTAAAGTTCTCATTTGAATATATGCTGCGTCTCTAGGGTTAGCTGCAGTATCCACAAAGTCTGCGCCATCATCAGAAGCTATAACACCTACAGCGCCTGCTCTTGCTAGATTGCCTTGGAATCGTGATCTAAGCTCATCTTTGTCTTCATCACTTATCTCGCTTCTAACAACCAAAAGCCCGCCCGGTCTGCCATCGTTTACTAAGAAGTTCCTATTATAAACCTTTGCTAAGTTTTCTACTTCTATGGCTACACCAGCCGCTTGCATTGGCGTCATAGAAAGATAAGGGTCAAGGGGGTGTGGGCGTCTTATCCAAATAACATTTTCTGGTTTTATAATTCTTTTATCACCTTGTGGCAACTTTACCTCATAACCTGAAACAAACTTTGATACGTGTGGTATGGGTGCGGTATCTTGAGGCGGAAGTAAATGCAAAGCCATAGGGTCGCCCAACCTGTCTCTAACAACCTCTATGAATACGCCACGAGAGCTCATTAGTAGTTGAGCAGATAGCCTGTATCTAAAAGCAAAAGCATTTTCTCCGATGTTTGAAGTGTTGTTAAATACTTCTAAAATAGGGTCAGTTGATACAACTTCTCCAAATGGGTTATTGTCCCTTCTGAAAATCATAGGCAGTTTCGCTTGGTTAGAGGCGATCACATCAATACACCTAAACACCCAAGTTATTTTTGCTACCCCATCTTGATATGCTTTAGTTATATCCCAACCATCGTGGTAGCCTGTTTTTGGCTGAAGACTTGGACTATACGCTATAGGTGCACCAACAGATATTGCTGCTTTCTTTTCCACACCAGCAATATTTTCAAAAGATTTGTTAGTTGTTGGGTTCCACGCCATTATTCAGCCCCTAAAATGTATCCGTACCATATAGCTAGCAGTCCCCCGCTTGCAATTCCAGCCCCTATGTGCAGTATACTAATGCCAAGGGCTAATGTTATTATACCCACAGATATGAGTATATGGGCGCCGTTAGAGCGATTTAAGTATTTGGATAAAAAATTCATTATAATAATAGTGTATCAGTATTTTGTCAAGGAGACAACTAAAAAATGGCGTTACAAGAAGCAAACTGGGAATCCATACATAAATGGCTTCAACCTAAGCAATCAGAGTATTGGGTAGAAGAGCCTTCTCTTACCCAAAAAGTCTTTTTAAAGACCACAGCGCAAGAAGTTTTGTTTGGGGGCGCTGCTGGTGGAGGAAAAAGCTCAGCACTGTTGATGGCCGCACTGCAATATGTGGACGTTCCTAGCTATTCAGCCATTCTTTTCCGTAGAACTTATGCTGACTTATCGCTTCCCGGCGCCTTAATGGACAGGTTCAGAGAGTGGATTACCGTTTTTGACGACATACATTGGAACGCTAACCAATACACTGCTACATTCCCTAGTGGGGCTAGAATAACATTCGGATACTTAAACAACAGTCAAGATTATCTAAGGTATAAGGGTTCTGAGTTCCAATTTATAGGCATGGACGAGGTTACAGAAATACGGGAGGCAGATTATAGGTATCTATTCTCTCGTTTGCGTAGGCCATCTACTGGCCCCTTATCTCAAGTGCCTTTAAGGATGCGTGCTGCAACCAACCCTGCCCCAAACTGGGTACGTCAAAGATTTTTGGTTGAAGGTAGTGATAAAGGCAGGATCTTTGTTCCCTCAAAACTAACAGACAACCCCGGCATTGACCCTGAATCCTATCGGGCGGTTCTACAAGAACTAGACCCAGTGGAAAGAAAGCGGCTTGAGTTTGGAGACTGGTGGGCAACTACTCTTGGCTCTCTGTTTGATAGAACTCAATTTGAGATACTAGAACCAGCAGAGATACCTGATTTTGATAAAGGCACTACAATGGTGAGGTTTTGGGATTTAGCAGGAACAGAACCAAGCCCTTCATACCCTGACCCTGACTGGACAGTTGGCTGCTTAGGCGCTATGCACGAAGGCATATTTTACATCATGGATGTCCGGCGTATTAGAGCTAAAGGTGACAAAATAGAAAAATTCATAAAACAAACTGCTGAAGAAGACGGACCTGACATTACAATACAAATGGAACAAGAGCCCGGATCTGCGGGTAAAAACCTAATTGACCAATACGCACGGTATGTGCTAGCAGGCTATACTTTTACAGGACAACGAGCAACGGGCGATAAAGAAACTAGGGCTAAACCTATGTCAGCTGCGGTAGCTAACGGAAATGTTCGCCTGCTTCGTGGTAATTGGAACACTGATTATATTGACGAAATGTCTGCTTTTCCTGAAGCTAACGTGCACGATGACCAAGTTGACGCTTCTGTACATGCTTTTAATCTATGCGCTGGATTGGGTATGGGCATAAAAAAGAAGCTTGAAATTATAGTTTAAAGTACGTCTAACTGCTCCATAAATAAACGTTGGGCTTCATACAGCCTCTGGCGGTATTCTTCCCGTTCTATATCTACCCGATCTTTAGCAGCCTCTACTGATGCAAGCGCAGCCACAGCTACTTCAAAAGGAAAAGTAATAGTTATGTACTCTTGCTCATCCACGCCATTCTCTATCTAATATGTATATCTGATTAACATCATCATCTAAATGCTCTGCCAAATCAAGAATCTCATCTGGCAGTAGCCTAATGCATCCCCAAGAGTCTGGGTACTGCTCATACACAGAATCATAATGATTTGTTCCGTGTATAAGAATCCCCCTAGCAACAGAATTAGAATTTCTTGCTTCTTGTGAATACATGCGTAAAATTACTGTAGTTAATTCTCTAGTAAGCTGCCACCTTTCGCCCTTGGGTAAAGTCTGATCTACTGTTGCATAACGACCAAAACAACTTGTTGTTGTCCACTGTGCTCCTATCTCGTCCATATCGCATACGGTTGCTTCTGACCCTATAGTTGTCATATACCCTACGGGTGTTCGGTGCGAGCCAATCACATTGCCTAACCGCACTATCTTGCCTGCAGTATTAAGCGATCCATGGCCTGTAGACACACGATATTGTTTTCTTACTGATTCATCTACAACATGCCACATAAATTGTGTTTCTGGATCAACTATAAGAACAGAATTAAACAATTCTCCAGAGATCTCTTTAAGTTCAGAAAGCCCTGTCTCAACTGGCTCTGGTAAGCTATTACTTTCTTGAGGAGTAAAAAATAATGAAGTTAATCCAACAACCAATGCAACTATTAAATTAAAAAGATGCCATATAATGTAGTCCATTAG